CATATATCCGTACCGCGCATAAAATTTCCTATTTTTTACTAAATTCTTTTCCTAGACAAAACAGCCACGTGTTTACAACACAAACCACAATATGTTGCGGTGTGGCACAAATAGAAATACACTCGGCGAAAAGCAAGGGTGACTTTATGCACAGCGGCATTTATGCGGATGCGGAGTTGCGGGCTGTAGCTATAGCAGTTGCGAGGAATAATGTGGGGGCCATGCGGCCCGAGCATGAGATCGCAGCTAGCGAAGGCATAACAGACGCAGAATTCGACCAAATAAAGCGAAATCCCCAGTTCAAACAGTACTTAGAAGTATATGAGCGGGATTTACGTGAGAATGGCTTCTCTTTTTCGGCTAAATCTAGGGTTTTGGCAGAGGATTTACTGCCGGACGCTTATTTTTTAGCTAGGGACACCACTATACCCCCCGCAGTGCGGGTAAAGATGATCGAAAACCTCGTAGAGTGGGCCGAATTGAAGCCAAAGAAGGATCAAGGGCAGATCGCAGTAGGCTCCGGGTTCAGCATCACCATAAATTTGCCCGATACAGCGCAAAAAACGCCTAATGAGCGTGAAATTGTAATAGAGCACTCCGAAATTGACAAAATTGAGGAAAAACCGATCGAAATCGAAGAAATAGAGCCTAAAATCGATCAAAAAACGCCTAAATTAAGCCTAAAAACCTTGTTTGACGAAGGCGAAGACTATGAATACGCGGGGGATGATATCCTCGCATGAGCGACACAAACACAGTATATAACCCCCCAAAATCGCTAGTTGAGTTCTTAACATGCGAGTCATTTATTTCGCTGGTCTCTGGCCCAGTAGGATCAGGTAAATCATCCGCTGCGGTGATGAAAATTGCCTATCACGCCAAGAAGATGCGCCCCGGAAAAGACGGAGTGCGGCGTTCACGGGCAGTTGTAGTGCGAAACACTAACCAGATGCTTACAGACGCCACTATTCCGACATTTACGACGTGGTTTCCCGAAGGTGTGGCCGGTTCGTACGCAAGAACAGACAAAAGATTCACACTTAAGTTTGACGACGTGGAATGTGACGTTTTATTCCGTGGTCTTGATGATGCTAACGACGTTAGGCGGTTACTGTCACTTGAATGTTCGTTTGGCGTTCTGGATGAGTATAGAGAGATTCACCCGGATATTTTTAACGCGCTACAAGGTCGTGTAGGCCGGTACCCGTCGGTGGCTAAAGGTGGTTGTGTTATGGACGATGGCAGTCCTAATGCACATATATGGGGAGCGACAAACGCGCCAGATACTGATACTTTCTGGGAACAGTACATGTCGGAGCCGCCGCAGACTGCAAGCATATACATGCAGCCGGATGCGCTTAGTGACGAAGTAGATTGGAAAGAAAACCTGATCGAGGGGTATTATGAAAAACTGGCTGAAGGAAAAACTGAAGACTGGATTGACGTATATATCCGAAATAAATTTGGCCGCTCATTGGCCGGGACCCCTGTATATGAGCGCAGTTTTGTTAGCGATTTTCATGTGGCTGACTCTGACTTAAAACCTGTACCGCAGCCTGATTACCCAATTATTGTAGGAATCGACTTTGGTCGTACACCCTGCGCTATCTTTAAACAGCGAGACCCACGTGGCCGGGTACTGACACTTTCCGAAATTACCTCGGAGAACATGGGGATAGAGACCTTTATACGCCTTAAGCTCGTTCCTCACGTCGCCAACACTTACCCCGGTTTTGAAATGGTATGCGCACCTGACCCTGCGGGGTTTATGAAGCAGCAGCTGAATGAGCTGACGTTGGTAGATGCGCTACGCAATGCAGGTTTTACCTGTGTTAAGCCGCCCAGCAACAAACCAGAGTACCGCATACAAGCTGTTGAGCGACTACTTAGTCAGCAGATGGAAGGCGACGCGATGTATTTAATCGACCCCAGCTGTACTATGCTAGTCAAAGGCTTTAAGCATGGTTACCGATACAAGAAAAAGCGCAATGGCGAATTGGAAGACAAGCCTGACAAGAACGAGTATTCCCACATACACGATGCTAACCAGTACGCGGACAGTATCTTAGACTTACAGTTTAGAGGCTCTACAGCAGCTTCTCACAGCCGCGAGGTGAAGCGTGTACGCTACGTATATACTTGATAATAGAGTAGTTACTGATACAATCGTCCAGAGCCTCGTCTGCCGGAGAAAACCCTATGGCCACTGTTAATGGCATGGCCCTAACGTCTGTTGCTGATTTGGAAGCAGAAGCCAAGCGCCGCAGCGACGAAATGCAAAACCGCGATTACATCCAAGGTCTCGCCTCTCACGTGAGGCGGCGATGGGAAGTCTCTAAAGATTCGAGGCAGGAACTAGAAGAACGCATGATCGAGTGCGTTCGTCAGCGCAATGGGGATTACGACCCCGACATATTGTCAGAAATCCAAGAGCAGGGCGGCTCCGACATATTTGTGCAGCTTACTTCGGTGAAATGCCGTGCGGCGACTAGCTGGCTCCGTGATACGTTGTTGGGTACTGGCGCTGATAAGCCTTGGGCTATCGCAGCGACCCCCGTGCCTAACCTCCCCCCAGAAGTGATGCAGTCACTAGAGGCCGACCTGTCCCAGCAGATTATGCAGGCAATAGAGTCGACTGGGCAGATGCCCTCGGAAGAAGAGCTACGCCAAGTAGCGCTTAGTATGAAAGACCAGACCATGCACTTGGCTAAAGAAGAAGCCGAGGAACGCGTAGAGCGTATGGAGCGCCGCATGGAGGATCAGCTGCTTGAGGGTGGCTGGTATCAGGCATTCAACGAGTTTATCGACGACATCGTCACATTCCCGTTTGCTGTGTTAAAAGGCCCAGTTAAGCGTAGACGTAAAGTTATGCAGTGGCAGGATGGAAAACTCGTTCCAAACACTGTAATCCGAAACGAGTGGGAGCGCGTCGACCCGTTCAATATGTATTGGGCACCTTGGGCTTGGAACCTCAACGACGGGTATGTCATTGAGCGGCACCGCATGACTGCGGATGACTTACAGAGTTTGATGGGTGTTCCCGGATATAATGATGACGCTATCCGCACTGTATTAGCCGATTTTAACGGCGGCATGCTAAAAGAGTGGTTGTGGCTTGATACAGCGAAAGCTGAAGCTGAAGGCAAATACGAGCCAGAGGCCGTAAACACCGACGACCTAGTGGACGCGCTGCAGTTGTGGGATAGCATTCCCGGAAACCTACTTATTGAGTGGGGGGTACCAGAAGAGGAAATTGAAGATGCTTCACTCAACTACCCGTGTGAGGTGTGGCTTATTGGTGGTACTGTTATACGTGCCGTACTTAACTACGACCCATTGGGGCGAAAGCCTTACTACCTTACTTCCTACGAGTCGAAGCCCGGTTCTGTGGACGGTAAAGGTGTAGCCGACCTGTGCCGCGACTCGCAAGCAATGGTCAACGCTACAGCGAGAGCACTCGCTAACAACATGGGTATTTCATCTGGCCCGCAGGTAGGTGTAAACATCAGCCGGTTGCCTACTGGCGAAGACATCTCTGAGATGCACCCATGGAAGATCTGGCAGTTCCGTAGTTCAGAGTACAACGACGGGTCACCGCCGCTTTCGTTCTTCCAGCCCAACAGTAACGCGCAAGAGCTTATGGCTGTCTTTGAGAAGTTCTCAGAGCGCGCTGATGAAGATACGATGATTCCCAAGTACATGACTGGGGGACACACGCCCGGAGCCAGTAGAACGTCTTCTGGCCTTTCTATGCTTATATCTAACGCAGGCAAGGGCATAAAACAGGTTATCAACAACATCGATAAAAATATTATCGTTCCGGCCGTGGAGCGCTTGTACCACGATAATTTGCGTTATGCGATGGATGACCCCGATATGGTAGGGGATCTACATGTAAGCGCGCGTGGTGCCAGTAGCTTGGTTGTCAAAGAAGCGGAGGCGATCCGGCGGAACGAGTTCTTACAGCTTGTGCTCAACAGCCCAGTGGCTCAGCAGATTGTAGGTATGGATGGCGCAGCAGAACTTCTGCGGGATGCCGCCCTTAACCTGAACACTAATCCTGACCGCATTGTCCCAGACCGAAAGACAGCATCACAGCTGCAACAACAGGCAATGGTCATTCAGCAGCTGCAGCAGCAGCTAGCGACAGTTTCCGCGCCACAGCAAGGTCCGCAGCAAGGTCCGCAGCAAGGTCCAGAGAACATACTGCCAGACGGATCTCCTGTCGGTGGTCGCGACAGTAATTTTGTTTCGCCAAGACCTAATGGTTCTTGACTGACATATCACTAGAGCGTATATATGAGCTTGTTCATAAGATTTAAGTCGGAGAAACAACAACTTATGGCGCTTGTGCGCTGTAAGTCGCCAGAGAATAAGGCGCTGATCGAGCTGTTTGAGATGGCACTACGGGACATTCTAGAGGCCCTTGTAGTCGCTGACGACCAGACTACGATCAACCGACTACAAGGCAAGGCGAGTGTCTTAAAAGAATTCCTTCTCGCGGTTGAAGAATCGCAGAGGGTGTTGGAGCGTCAGTGACGCGTTTTATAGTCCTAGCAAACCATTACGTGGCGTGCATACCTTGAGGAGCACAAAACAGAGTTGGAGCTTAAAGGAGTTTGGAAATGGCTATACCTAAACAGGTAGCAAAGAAAATAGAGGAAATCGAGAAACTTGAGCAGCAGCTTGCCGGTGAGGCGGAGCAGGCTATGGAAGTAGTGCAGGAGGCCGCGCCTTCTGAAGAAACCATAGTTGAACCCGTTGTAGAGCAAGCAGAGCAACAAGGAGTAGAGGCAGAATCAGTTTCTGAACCTGTGCAGGAAACTAAGCCAAAAAATACTGATGAAGATCCTGCTGTGTGGAAGCAGAAGTACAAGACCCTACAAGGTATGTATGACAAAGAGGTTCCACACCTTCATTCTGAGGTTAAGACATTGACGAAGGAGCTTGAATCGCTCAAAGAGTCTTTGACAAACAAAGCCGAGGAAGTGCCAAAGCAGGAACAGAAGTTGGTTACTGATGAAGACGTGCAAAACTTTGGAGAAGACCTTATTGAAGTTCAGCGTAAGGTGGCCCGAGAAGTTGCGGCAGAGTTTGAGAGTAGGCTCGAAGCAGTTCAGTCTGAGAACCAAGAGTTGCGAAACTTAGTTGGGGATACAGAGAACCGCATTAGCGAGTCCACTTTCGAAGCTAGGCTACACAGGCTAGTACCTGATTTTCAGAAGCTGGATTCCGATCCTAACTGGATTTCTTGGCTAGACGAAATAGACCCGGTGTTACGTGCACCGCGCCGTACAATTGCGTTACAAACTTATCAGTCGGGGGATGCCGAGGGCGTTGCATACTATGTTGACATGTTTAAATCGAGCATGGCCAATAAAGAGCAAGACCAAGACAAACCCACTGACCGTGAGCTTGAGCGTCAGATTCAACCTATTCGAAATGCCGCGAATGCTACTCCTACGTCGCAGAAAGGGAGAACATACACGAATGGTGACATTCAGAAAATGTTCCAGAAAGCTGCCATGTTGAATAGTAGCGGCAAGTTAGAAGAGGCCAACAAACTTGAAGCTGAAATCGATGCCGCGTACATGCAAGGGCGTGTATCGGCTTAATCAACCAATCTGTTTTTAGGAGGCCATCATGGCTGCTGTATACCCCGTAACAGGAAGTGGTGCGTTTGATACGACCCCTTCTTACTCAGGTGCGTTTATCCCGACTCTTTGGTCAGGTAAGCTGCTTGCTAAGTTTTACCAAAACACTATTCTTTCAGAAATCTGCAACACCGATTATGAAGGTGAGTTAAACAACCAAGGTGATACTGTGCGTATTCGTACTGCACCTTCAATCAGCATCTCTGACTACACTGTTGGTCAGACACTTAGCTATGAAGTACCAACCCCGATCTTCCAAGATATGCAGATCAACAAGGGTAAGTACTTCGGCGTTCAGGTGAACGATGTACTTGCTTATCAGTCTGACATGGACTTGATGAACATGTTCACAGAAGATGCTGCTAAGCAGCTCAAGATCGCGATCGAGAACGAAGTATTCTTCAACTCTTTCGTCACTGAAGGTCCTGACTCTTCTAACGAAGGCGGCACTGCAGGTGAGATCTCTTCGTCCTACAACTTAGGTACCGATACTGCACCTATTGATCAGGCGACCCCTGCGAATGTATTGAACGCAATTCTTCGTATGTCTTCTGTTCTTGATGAGCAGAACGTACCAGAAGATGGCCGTTTCTTGATCATTTCGCCTTTCGATCGCCACCTGCTCATGCAGTCAGATGTTGCCCAAGCTAACTTTATGGGTGACCCCTCAAGCACTGTGCGTACAGGCAAGATCGGCATGTTAGATCGTTTCAACGTATACGTATCTAACCTGCTTCCAAAAGGTGCTGCTGCTAAGGCGCTTGTTCCGGGGCTTTCTGCCACTTCTGGTGGTGCTACCCTCACGAACGCTAAGGCACGTCGTGCAATGATCGCTGGCACTAGCCACGCGACTTCATTCGCTATGACAATCAACAAGACCGAGCCACTCCGTAACCAGACTGACTTCGGCGACATCGTTCGTGGTTTGGCTGTATATGGACGTAAAGTCGTTAAGCCAGAGGCGCTTGTAGTTGCGCAAGTTGGCTCTGCTACTTAACCTAGTGGTATAGTCGGAGGGACCCTTCGGGGTCCCTTTTTTATTTGGAGATTAGTTATGGACGTTAGTAACTTCATTAAAGAGCACGGATGCGAGATCCTTGCCAACAAAGCGCGCATCGTTCACGAAGGCAAGATAGTGATAGTAGCGAGACTACATGGCGAAGAGTGGGTACCCACAGAAGCGGGCGCTAAACTTGAGCATGAGTTAAACGTGAGAAAGGAAGCCAAAAAGCCAACCCCCAAGATAGCACCAAAAACTCGCAAAAAGTAAGGGTTACTGCTAGAATCCAGTGACAAAAAGACTGTCTGGGCGCTGTCATGATCAGTATTGATAAGTTTTACTCTAGAGTTATGCCCTATGTTCAGGGTTGTCCAGAGCCAACTGCGTCTCAGGCAATACTAGATGCTGCTATTGAGTTCTGTGATAGCACTAATGTAATGCGCCAAACCTTAGATACGTTTTTTACTTCTAAAGATGTTAACGACTACGACTTAGATCTACCTAGTCGTCAGCTTAGAGTATCTAAGGTACTGGCTGTTTGCTTAGATGACAGGAAGCTTAGCGGCGTTTTTGAAGAAGATTCATACAGGCTTTCTAGTAGAGAAGGGAAGCCGACGGCGTACTACACACGAAGAGTAGACGAAGTGTTGTCACTTCGCTTCAATGTGCTACCAGACGACCGCTATAATGTGGAGGTGTCTGCATCTTTAGCGCCCACTCGTTCGGCGACATCTGTTGAGACGGATCTGTACGACTATTGGGGTGATGCGATCGTGATGCAAGCGATTTCTAAGCTAGCCAATATGCCGATGACCGTATTTTTTAATCCTGCTTTGTCTGTTGAAATGGCTAACAAAGCCCGCGAACAGCGTCATACAGCCAGAATAGAATCGCAGCAGGGCAAAGTTCGTGGGGGAACCCGCGTTAGACTTCGACCTTTAGTGAGGTAAGAAATGGCTATAACCGCAGCATCTATTGTCCACCGCGTAGTTGATATCCTTCAAGATACAACGTCTGTACGTTGGCCCATCCCAGAACTTGTTCGTTACCTTAACGACGGCCAGAGGGAGGTAGTGTTGTATCGCCCCGACGCCACCATAAAGGACGCGACGGTGGCGTGTGCAGCAGGCGCTAAGCAATCTTTACCATCAGACGGTGCTAAGCTTATTGATGTCATCCGTAACTCTGCATCTTCTGGCACAAGTAAAGCAGTCCGCATGGTAGCTCGTGAAGTTTTAGACGCACAGATCCCTAACTGGTATGGCCTTACTGGTGAGCTTGATGTGGTTCATTTTACGTATGATCCCAGAGATCCTAAGACTTTCTTTGTGTATCCACCCGCGTTAACTACTAGCCGAGTAGACATTACATACTCTGCTTTCCCAACAAACGTAGCTGAGCCAGCTGATGGCTCTATTTACTCCGATGTTAGCGGCAATATGGATTTGCCGGATATATACGGCAATGTCGTAACAGACTACATCTTATACCGGGCTTACAGTAAAGACAGCGAGTATGCAGGCAACGCGCAACGCGCCCAAGCGCATTATGGTGCTTTTGCTAACGCGCTCAACATTGAAGTACAGGGAACAACAGGTGTAGCCCCAACAAAGTAAACGAACGCCAGAAGCACTTGGAAGGGAGCAAATATGGCATATTCTTCAACTCTCAATCTAGTCACAGGCGATACGTTACCAGAGCTAACTTTTACACTAAAAGATAGCAACACAGCTGCTACCGGGTTAAACCTTGACGAAGACAACGACGCAACGTGGGCACCTATAGATCTCACGGGAACAACTGTACGCCTTCGTATCCGGGAAGTCGGCAGTAGCACAGTCAAAAGCACCCTAACTTGCGCAGTAACAGACGCAACTGGCGGCAAAGTAGCTACTGATTTTCCAGATGGCACACTAGATACCGCAGGCACTTTTGAAGCTGAGCTAGAAATCACATTCTCAGGTGGCGGCAAACAGACAGTCAATGACTTAATTAAGCTTAAGGTGCGGAGCGATTTCGACTAATGGCAATTCGGCTGTTTGTCCATGTACGCAATGTACGGGCGTCTGTCGAATACAACAGCCTGATAATTGTCGCACCCGCTTTTCAAAAACCATCAGTTAATGTATCCAGTCCTGTTTTTGAGACTGTTGTTGGTTTCTCTGCCTTACAAGCAATGGCTAGCCACCGCAACCTAATATCTAGTGTTTTCTTCCGTGATGCTAACGCTACTAACCTTGTACTAGATCCTGACACGCTAAACCGCTATTTCCGTGGCGGTGAACCAGTAATAATCGGCGAACAGGTATCGTTAGACGTAAGTAAAGCTCTTTCGGACCAGCCAAATTTATTAGAAGAAATTACATCTTTCGACGTTAGTAAGGTGTTGGCGGACACAGCAGCTGTTACCGAAGAAGTCTTCGTACTCTTAATTATTAATCGCTCGTTCAGCGACAGCTTTGGCTTTTCTGACGCTTCCACAATGACTGTAGGCAAAGGATTAGCAGACAACGTATCGTTCTCTGATGGGCATTCTACAGCGTTTGGCAAGGGGCTACTGGATACGCCACTGCTTTCAGAGAACGCAGCACTGAGTGTTGCTAAGCCCCTACAAGATACAGCCTATGTTGCGGACAATCTAAGCCGCATTATTGCGTATATACGTGGTTTTTCTGACAGCACTTCGATATCTGAGAACGCCACTATTACTTACGGCAAGAACGCAGCAGAGTTTTTGTACATGGGAGAGCAGCATTCTCTCGATGTCGACAAACCATTCAGCGATACGGCGACTGTAGCTGACAGCCCAGCAATTAGTTATTCACGTCCTGATAGTGACAGCGTGTCTATCTCTGAGTCTTTCTCGCGGGTAGTAACTTCTGCCCGTACGTTTACTGAGTCAGCTACGGTTTCTGATGTCGCTACGCTAGCTGCGGGCCTTAACAAGACCGACGCAGTGTCTATCTCGCAGGTCTTTGGCCGTACAGTAATATTCAATCGCACGTTTACTGACGCCTTCGCGCTCGACGACTCAGCCACAGTAGATGCGTTTACAAAAGACACGCAGGCTAGAAAAGGCAATGTGCTAGGAGTCACAGATAACCTTAGCCGTGTTTTTATAGCCGTACGAGATTTTACCGAGTCAGTCACCGTAGCTGATGACCCGACAATAAGCGCTGGTTTAAACAAAACTGATAGCGCTAGTATTTCAGAGCAGGCGAGTATCGTTTTCTCTCCAACAAAAACTGATTCTGTCTCCATTTCGGAGGTACAATCTAAGCAGATAAGTAAGGGCCTCGATGAGTCTGTATCGATCAGCGATGTGCTTACTTTTAACAAGAGGTCAGCAGCCTCTTCCCTTTTAAACGCAGGTGCCATAAATGTCGCACCGATCAACAACTAGGAGTAATCCATGTTAAATGATGATCTGACGCTAAAGGGGCACCTGTCGATCGCCGTCAACGGTGAAGTAGTGCAACAGGTTCCTAACTTAGTCGTAACCACAGGCAAAAACTACGTCGCAAGTCGTATGAAAGATGCCACAACTAACGCTATGTCCCACATGGCTATCGGTACGGGTAGCGCCAACCCAGCTGCTGGTAATACAGCACTTGGTTCGCAGGTTCACCGCGAAGCTCTGACTTCTACCACAGTATCTAGCAACGTCGTTTCTTACGCCGCAACATTCGGCGCAGGTGACGGTACAGGCGCGATTACTGAAGCCGGTTTGTTTAATGCGTCTTCTAGTGGCGACATGCTCTGCAGGACCACCTTTTCAGTCGTAAATAAAGGTGCACAGGACAGTATGACGATTACTTGGGAAGTCACCGTCTCCTAAGTCTCAGAACCCTAATGAGGTTTTAACCTATGGCAGTCAAGTTTGCTAACAACGTAAGTACGTCGCTGTCTGCAGCGATTAACGCAACTCAAACCACGATCGGCGTAGCTGATGCGTCAGGGTTGCCATCGCTGTCGTCTGGCGATTACATCTACCTTACGATTGATACAGACACGGCCTCTCCCACACTGGAAGTCGTCAAGGTCACTGCGATCAGCAGTAACAGCTTGACGGTCGTGCGTGGGCAGGATGGAACGACTGCCTCTTCTTTTTCTGCCGGTGTTAAGGTCGAGCTTCGCGTAACTGCGGCAGCTCTCGACGACATTAGCTCAGCCGCCGACACCGAATCTGTCTCCATCACTGGGGATACTATGACGGGTGGTCTGACTCTGGAGGGCATCCTGCTCTCCAAAGGACACAGTTCAGGCGACAACTGGATGCCGTACACAGACGGCAACTTCTACATCAGAGCGCCACTAACGACTTTTGACAATAACGTACGTTTTTCCGATGGAAGCGGGGTCTTAGAGGTTTCTGGTGATAACAGCGGCAATCATTATTTAGAGGCTGACAGCGGGCAGATCCGCATTCGCCCAAATGGCACCACCACCAATAAGATTGTTCTAGATTCTGCGTACATTAACGCCCCCGCGTATCAGGTGGCTGGCACAACTGTCATCGACTCTAGCAGTAACCTTACCAACATAGGCACAATCTCTAGCGGTTCCATTACTACCAGTGGCATTTTAGATTTCACGGCGAACCCCGCTTACATTCGCAATAACGAAGACAACTCCGGTCAAATTATTATTAGCGTCAAAAACTCATCTGGCGTAGCTCAACAGGTTAGATGGGATGCGGCCAATAATACTGATGGAGCATTCCGTCCAGACGTTACTGATGCAAGCAACTTAGGTCTGACCAACCGTGTTTGGAAAACCCTGTACGTCAACAAGATTCGCGTGGGTGCTGGCAATACTTT